AATCAGCTGCTAATACTGCTAATATTGACCCAAGTGCAGCAGCTGCTTTCAATAATTTCTCTCCAGAAATCATAGATAATACGCCTAAAGCGGCTACAATAACACCTATTTCCAAGGCCATTGCCAGAACAGTTTTCCAGGCTTCTTTATCGATAATTTGTCCAGCTCCTGCCAATGCGAGAGCTAAGACAATAATTACAATACCTAATGAAGCCGCACCAGCTAATAATTTTTCTGCTGGGAATATTGACAATATCGCCAATGCCCCAACTATTACTGCAATCATAACGCACATTGCTAAGATTGTTCCAGTTGCTTTCAAACCATTCTTAGATATTGCAGAGGCAAGACCTAACGCAAGTATTATAGCAACAAGACCTACAAATATGCCAGCTAAAATATACAAACGTTTCTCGTAGTCATTTGGAATTTCTAACTCAAACAATTTCTTTATTGAGAATATTATTATATATAATGAGGCAGCTATTGCAAGTATTGGCGCAGCTTTGAAGTTTTGCCCGCCCAATCTCGATGCGGCAATAGCTAATATTGTTACACCACTCATAACTTTCCCGAGTAATAGCAGTCTATCATTAGCATCGTCTGGAATTTCTAAATTAAACAGTTGCTTTATTGCAAATATAACAATGATCAAAGAAGCGGCAAGTTCAAGAATGCCTTTTGCTGCTTTCGAAAATGCTCTCATTCCAGAGGTTAACTTATCTCCTAATAAAGACATAACAGCTATTAAACCAATCATAACAGCCGCAATTTCAGCTATCAAGGTAACAGCTTTATTCATATTCTCAGAATCTTTTGAATATGCCACTGCTAACACTACAATAGATGCTACAATTATTCCAATAGCCACAGCTATATCTTTAATTGCACTTCCAATTGCTTTCCATTTTACAGCTTTTGTTAAATTGTTTAAAGATCTAGTCAATCCAGTTACAAGATTATTTAAAGCAGTTTCAATAGTAGCACCTTTTGTAGTTAACTTATTGAATGCTATCATAGCTCCTGTTAGAACTATCGCAACTCCAGAAAGAATAGCTGCACCAACAGCCACCTTCTTTAAATCAGCAAAGCTGAGAAGAACTAATGAAACTGTTAGAATTCCAATTGCTTCAGCAATCTTTAATATGCTATCTGCTTTCAAATCTTTTTGATAAGCTACTAATGTATCTTTAACTCCGCCAAGAAGATTCGGTATAGCTTGTAGATCGTTTCCTAATTTTTCGAACGACTTAAGAGCTTTGATAACGGTGTAAATAATACTTGCTCCGCCAGCTGTTGCTACTATACCACCAAATGAAATATCGTCAAATAATGGCCCAACAGTCTCTTTAAACCAATCTACAAAATTAGTTACTGTAGTCTTGAAAGTCTCGATATTATTAACAAGGGTGTCGAATGAAAAAGCATCAGTTAAATTACCGATCCAAGTCTTTAAATTTTCTATCCAAGTACTAAGACCTTCATTTCCTTTTAGAGCATCTATAAGTCCTTGCACAGCTTCTGTAAATTTATTAAACATTGATGTTACAGGTGCAAGATTTATTTCATCCACATTATCTTTAACACCGCGTATATTATCAACGAATGTATCTATTGCTTTCTGAACATCTTCAGGAATCATTTCCTTAACATTCTTTGCAAATTCTTTTATGCTATCAATAAGTGATAGGATCCAATTACTTGCATCGCTACATAAGCCATTAAATACATCAATTGCAGTACTAATAATCTCTTGAACGATCGGAAGATTATATACATATTTTATTCCATCTTTAACAAGATCTATAAACTCGGACAATGCACTCATTGCTGATTGCACACCGGAAGAAACAGTTGTAAATATTTTGTTTAATATTGTGGAGCTGTTTATCCATTCTGTTATTTTGGTAAGACCTCTACCAAAAGCTCCGGCTAATTCCAGAACAAGATCTAATAAAGATCCCATTGGTTTTCCAACAGAAAGCGAAATTCCAAATAAATCGGCAAATCCACTGACCACTAATTTTATAACATTGAATATTCCTTCAAATGCATCATGAAGATTTTTGCTGCTTTCTTCGGATAATTTTAATTTAGAAGTTAAATCTACAATTTTATCTGCAAATTTAACTATGTCGTCACCTTTAAAGCTAAGGAATACATCAGCAAAAGCTTCGCCAACTGGTTTAAGTACAGAATATAATCCTTTGAATAAATTCTTGGTTACTTCAATACCGTCATAAAAGACCGCCATTGGCTTTGTCATATCGAGATTTGTTAGCCACTCAGATATTGCTTTTGCAGAATCTAGTACCGCATCTGTAAATTGTTTGGTTAGGGTCTCCTGATCACCGTACGCCGTTTCCATAGCACTAGTAAATATATCAAGGCTTATTTTTCCATCTTCTACAAATTGAGCAATTTGAGCAATACTTACTTCCGCATCTCCGGTCATTTCACTTATGGCGGTTTTTGTAGCATACGCGGCACGAATTGTTCCATTGGTTACACCGTTAATATAGTCTGTTAATGTTCCAATTGAATCAATTCCTTTTGAAGATAATTCTTTCAAGTTATCAGAACTTACTGATCCATTCTCATCGATTGTATTAAATAATTCCGTAAGGGCATCGGTACTCATATTTGTTACTTTTGACAATCCAGAAATAGCGCTTGCCTGTTCGTCGAATACTACAGCCGATTTCACGTCATTAATTCTGGATTTCAATGAGTTGAGCATTAAGATTAGATCACTGTTTTGCTCAATAAGTGGCGAGAAGAATCCAGCACCTATTTTGGCAAACGCAGCCTTAATATTTGACATTACACCATTGAATGTCTCATTTGCTCTAAATGCTTGATCGCCAAATGCCCAGTTCATAGCAGCTGCAAAGTCTTCAAAACTAACTTTTCCTGCCGATACCATTTCACGAACTGACGCTTCAGTCATATCTGATTGGCCCTGAACTTCTCGATAGTAGTCAGCAATTGTTGAAGCAGCATTTAAACCTCTTGATGAGAGTTGTAATAACTGATCACCCATCAATCTGCCGTTACCAGCAACTGTCGTGAAAATTCGCGATATGCTCTCATATTCGGAGTTGGTCATTGATGCAACACCAACTATACCACGAAGAGCAGTTTTCATATCATCTCCGGCCTCAAGGCCAGATGCTGCAAATTGTGCTGCAGCTTTGGCAGCTTCATCATAAGCATATGCAGTGTCGGAAACTGAATCCATAGCATTATCCATTACAGCCTGAACTGCTGTTTCGTCTTTCAATAAAGCCTGCAACTGGAAATGAGCATTCTCAATATTTTGGGCTCTCTTTAAGCCTCCGCTAATAATAGAATCTGATACATAACTAACCGCACTGGATAGTGTATTCATTAAGGATGTTGTAATATTGGAAATCACAGTCATCCCCACAATTCCAAGAGTTGAGAATCTATTTTGGAGTGCTTCAATTCCAGCAGCAATTCCTGATAAATCTACATCATTAGCAGCTTTATCTAATGTATCAAAACTTTTTGCTGCATCATCGAGGTCCAATGACTCTTTTAATTTATCAAGTGTATTAAGACTTTCTTTAACCCTACTGTCAATTGTTGAACTCATACACTAGTAACCTCCTTCCATGCCGCTTCTGCCATTTCATCAAATATCGGTTGAAGAGCTGGATTAATGTAATCTCGTCCTTGTACATATCCTCCGTTTCTAGTGGCATGTCCATATTGTAAAATTACTGCAATGTTTACACCTTTATTAACATTTGAGTTGTTCCAAACTATAGAATAACTACTTCCGGTTTGCACTATATCATATGTCCATGATGAAGCCGTCAAACCTGTATCTATAGGGGTATTAGCAGCCAATTCTCTTACTCCTTGAAGGGCATACTTTTCCAGAATTGATTTATAATCTTTTCCAAATGACCTCTTCAAAAGCTTTTCAGTATTCTTGAAATCACCCTTTTGTTTAAAGCTGACTATCGACATTACTAATCACCCCTTTTATCTTTATGCTTTCTTCAGTTTTCCTTGCTTTAATAAGTTAAGCATTTTGGTATTCTGTGCAGCTGTTCCAGTATATGGCGTAATATTATTTGCTGCTGCGATCTTCTTTCGGAATGCTAAAGTGCTTGTAACTCCGATCGATTTTAAAGCTGTAACGATACTTACTGATGTTCCGGTATATTTTGTATAGTAAGCTGTGTCATCATCAGATGCCGCAGAGCCGCTACATACAATCTCGGTATGTCCTTTTGTTTTTGTTACATAAACATCGCCAAGCTTTGATTCGGATAATTTAATACCAGTAACCTCTTCAAAACCCAATGAAAGCAATACTGATGCTTCATTAGCTGTTGTAAAATCTTTAACTTCTTTTTTTAAAGCACAAGCAATAGCCGTTCTTGCATCACTTGAACAATCGAGTTCGCACGGGGTTGTTACTTTATCCGGATCCCAATCAGCTGCTTTAGTTGCTTCGTATCCGGTATTTCTCTGACCCTGATCATAACCGTAATTATCATTATTTGCAATCTTTTTGGCATTATTGCCTATTGCTTCGGCAATATTTGCTTTTGGATAACGGAAAGTTCTCCATCCCAATGAATGTTTATATGCAGATGTGATTCTGATTTCCTTACCGGTCTGATCACCAGCTTTTCCGCCAGTATATTTGCCATTTTCGTCATGGCATGCTCCTGCGAATTGTACGCTCATTTTATTACCTCCTTTAAATTAGCCTTTAGAATGATGCTTAGCTCTTCTCGCAGCATTTAACTTTGAATTTCGAGCTAATATATCACGTTGGTTCATTTTCTTAGGTGGTGTATTCTCAGCATTCACTACCCGAATTAATGTAAGTAAACGATTCAAATGCCACTTTTCGAATTGAACAGGGATCTGCAAAGTTATCATCCAGCAATATATAAGTTCGGCAGTAACTACTCTTTTTCTGCTTGTTATCTTTTTATTTTCATTGTTATTACTGAACCATGTTGCTGTCATCGGATCTTCGATGTAATCAAAAATTTCTTTCATTACCGTTTTCGGTATATGATTGTATATTTCAGGATTCACGTTTTGAGTAAGGGTCATATAACGAATGTAGTCCTGAATTTCTTCGTCCGTTTTCTCTTTTTTATCCAGAAAAGGCTTATGCCATTTACTTTCCCACTTTGATAGGGAGATCAACGAATGCTCTAATTGCAATTTTGTTTCATTTATGTGAACAAATTCTTCGGAATCTTCATCCCAAAGTTCTTGTTCTGGTATTGTAATTGACAGCATTATGTTAGACCTCCCTTCACAAATATAATTATTTAAGGTAATCGCTCAGATTTGATAGATCTACCTCGCTTGTGTTTTCTGATAATAAATCAGAGGCAGCTCCTTCTAAATCAATACCATCGGTTAGACTTGATAGATCAGGGACAGCGGATTCAAGAGCACTTTTGATAGATCCAGTATCTACTGATCCAGAAAAAGAGATATTTGGCATTGAAATATTTGGAATCGAAATACTGGGCATTGAAAATCCTTTCATTATACTACCTCCTTTTATATGTTAATTTGATGTGGCCGGAGCTTCGTCAGGATCCTTCGGAATATAGTCTTTGATTTCATCCGGAAGTCCATCTTTATTTTCCTTAAGAGATTTAGCAACTTCATCAGCAAGCTTCTTAGGAATAATTCCATTCACGAAAGCAGACGCCTTATTTGCATCGGTAACGATCTCCATGAACAGATTGGAATATGCTTCCGTCTGATAGAAATTGAGCCAAATCTCTTCATTTTTTTCGAATTTACGGCCATCCAAACTCTTTATACCATATGAACGATGGATTAAATCTTCAAAGATTTCCATGATTTTGGCACCGTTTCGCTCATTGGCAAGTCTCAAAAGAACCTTGTCGAGCGTGTATTCTCCGGTTGTGGTAAGCCATTTTGTGAGTTCGGCCTTATCGAGATTGAAATAATGTGTTTCAGTTCTTTCAGTTCCTTCATAGTCTGTAAAGGTAATTGTCTTTGCTAACATTTAGTTTTTCTCCTTTCATGATCAAAGAATAACAGAGGCCAAATCTTTAAATAGAAAAGGCCCCTGTTACTATAAATGGCTTTGTATTTCGAAATACGATTAGCCGGCTACTTTGAAGATCTCTTTCAATTCCTCCGGAAAAGGAAGTCTTGCAGTGCTGCCGGTAGAATCATCGTCGCCGTCGGTTCCATAAAGAATATCCTCAAGCGCTGCCAGAGCAACCTTGTCTACCTTCGTGGAATCGATAGTTACCGATGCGATCGGCTTATAGCCGTCTGTTGTAATCGGTGTGGTTGTGATTTCGTAACTGAATGAAATAGCCTCCGGGCTGTCATTAACAGATGAGTAACCTTTCTCGGACGGGGATGCAGAGCATCCATAGATCATATGCAACTTATATCCATAGTCATCGCCATCGACATCGTTTCCGATCTTGGTTCTGTAAGAGAGACCGAAAGTGCTTCTCTTCTGCTGCCCGAAGGTAACACCAGGAGCAAATTCAGTTGTTCCATCACACTGTGCCCATTCATCCGGATATGAATAGCATTCAACAGTTAAGCCGAGTTCTTCAGCACTCTTAAGATTAAGATATTTCATGTTATCAGCATACAAAGCTGTATCTTCTGCTCCTGACGGACTCTCACTTACTGAGGTTAATCCACTCCAGGATACTCCATTGGTATATGTTCCATTCTGATAAAGATAAAGAACACCATGATCAACACCAGTTTCATATGTTCTTTTACCTACCTCATCCCATAATAATTTAGGCATAATTAGTACCTCCTTTAATAATTTTTTAATAGTTTAATGTAAATACGAAGTGATTCAAATCATCTGATGAAAAAGAACGATCAAATTTCCATTTTGGAAGACCAAATACCTTGCTTGCTATTGAGCTATCGGGATCTTCATCAATGATTGTAATCTCCCATACAAGAGTTGATAAATACTTAAGATTGTCAGCATTCAGATTATTCTGGCCAGATAAGTTATATACCATGCATGGGTATTTCATTTCCATTCCGGTTGGTGGGGAGTAGTAACAATTTCTACTTCCAAGAATATCACAAAGATACTCATGAAGAGCTAGACGTTTCTGCTCCAGTTCCATTGTAGACACCCCCAATCGTTAAAGTGATTCGTGGATAGCCAATTTCAACATTTGTGACTTTCCACTTAGCTCCTTTCCAGCTAATGTATTTAATGGAGGCGATATTCTCCTGCATATACATATCGGAAAGTATACTAACTGAATTATTCAATCGTAACTCGTCATTTTGGTATTCTGATGACTGAAATTTTCGATTATCCCAGCTAATGTCACCAGTATAGTCTTTTTCGACCATTTTGGATTTATACACTCCAGGCTTAACCTCGATGCTTTCCAACCAGAAACCAACTTTCCCATAGAATTTCATCTAGAAAATCACCTCCATTTTGAAATACGATTAGCCAGCCACCTGAGCGTCATTCCGAAGAATGGTAAGAGCAGAATACGGCTTGGTAAGAGCACCAGAAATTCTGGTTTCGATCAGATATTCATATTTGTTGAAATCAAGATCGAAATCATCGAACAGATTCACTTCGCCGCCCTTGTCTGCGCCAACGTTGTAGTCGGCTAAGTTAACGATCACGCCGATCAACGGCATATCAGCTTCATCATTCTTGATGGTCTGTCCTTCCATCGGCTCAACGGTAACGATCTCTTTCACACGAAGAGCGGTAGCCAGCTCAGATTCTGTCTTGTAAATCTTGTGACCGATTCCGTCCTCGATAAGGAGCATTTCGGTAACAACATCTTCAGTGGTGTAGAAGCTCGGATTGCCAGACCCCTTGTAATTCTTGCGGGCGCGGATAACAGCATTGATCGTATTCTTTGCGATCGTCTGAGCATCATCATTTGCAGCTGCATCAACAATAACCTTGGTATTGAAAAGCGGCACATCCAGTGCGATCGGACGAATGTGATCTACCGGGATATGGTCCTCAGCATCGGTCTGACGTCCGTCACCGATAAGAATTGCGCGGGCGATTTCCTCATTCAGCATTACTCTCATCTCAGATTTGATCCATGCGACAACATCGAAATCTTTAATATCGATAACATCATCGCGATCCATCTTCTGCAACTTGTAGATTGTCGTCGGGTCTGTGGTACGCTTAAGAGTTGTGAATACCTCAGTCTTCTTCTGCTTACCCTTGATATATCCTCTTGCACGTGCTTCATCCTCAGTGATATTTGCATACTGGGACTTAATGCGGCTAAAGGGGGTATGATGTACACCTGCCATAACTTTGGAAACCCAATCCATATCTCTGGAGATCCACTCAGGCTGGGCATTCAGAGACTTGTAGTCCGGGAACAGCATATCCGGATCATTAAATCCATAATCCTGATTTCCAGTAGCGGTCACCATGCCCGTTGTATCAAGCGCATGCGCCAGAACACCGCCATCTTCAAAATTCTGATTAACTGCTTCACGAAGAGATCCTAAACGCTTTGCGTCATCAAAGATCTTCTGATAATCAGAATGGCTGAGATGCGTGGATCGATCCTCGTTGTCAAATACATTGTGCTTCATTTCATCATCCTCCTCTTCACTTTTAGAATTCTTACTTGATTTTGAATCCTGAATAGCCTGACCTACGATGATTGCTACGGCTTTCTTCTGTTTGTCAGTCAAGGTTTCATAGACGTCTTTTACGGTTTCGTCATTACCGTTTTCCTTCTTTTCGGGCTCTTTGTCAGCCATATCTTTCTCCTCCTTTGATTTCTCTGTTTTATTCTCGTCTTTTCCTGGATCCTCTGAATGGAAGAGTTCAATGCTTGATCCTGTATAGAACAGTCCTTCACTGTCATAGTCTTCCATTGGTTCGCCATGAGCCATTACAGACTCGATAAACGCACCGGGATTAGCTCCAGCAAGAACGAGACTTACCTCTCTGATTACCCCATGAAGTACCTCATGGCCTGTCTGCTGAAGATTGTTAGCCCAAATGCTTAAGGATGAAACATCCCCGTGCTGCACCTGTTCCTTTGCATCCTTACCGCTTGCTGTATTGTTGAAATAGCAGTAAGCATAAACGCCCTCATCACGATTCTCAAGAATAGCATGTCCGAGAACATCACTAACTGAGTTATGCTGATGATTCCATACAAGTGGAACCTTCTTATGATCGTTTACTTTGAATGCATCTCTTCGAATGATACGGCCATCTGCACAAGTTAAATCATTTTTCGTTGCCCATCCGGCAAAGTCCCAATCACCTGGCATTATAGTCACCATCCTTTTTAATATTTGTTTATTACTAATAAAGTTTCAGATTAAATCATCTAATTTTACAAATGTTCACTTAGTTCCCTATATGGTTTAGCCTCATAAATATTTGCTTATCAGATTTATTGATCATCATCTTCATCGGTATCTGTGATATTTTGGCTTTCATCCTCACCCTCATCTGGGTGATTCAGATTACTATTGCGTAATTCATCTGCTTTCGGATCATCTGATGGCTTCAAACCAATTACAGAACGAACCTCATTAGATGTCATGATCTCATTTCTTGTTAATTTGTCAGACATTTCTGCTAACCGACTAACTGGAATGAGTTTGAATGGATCGCTGAAGAATCTGATTGCCTGACCTTGTGTTCTGGCAGTTTTAGATATCCATTTTCTTTGCATTTCTTCAACAATAGCAGTAAGAATAACCGCTACCGTTCTATTTTGATAATTGATTTGAGTATTTTCATCGGCAGTCCCGTCAAATATACTCTGTGTTAAACCCAACTGATTATATAGTTCTAAGGTTAAATCTTTAGCCTGCGCCCATAGATTATTTTCAAGAGATCTATTAAGCTGAGTTACATGTTCAGTTGCATCAATATAACCTATTCCATATTGGGAACCAGTTAATTGTGCTTCCAAATTTTTACGTCGTTCTTCAGCTTGAACCTGCCTAGCTGATGATTTTATTGAATATGGCAATTGAACAATCAAATCCATTTTGCCGGCGCTGCATTGATCATTTGTTCGGTCGAGCTGGCTAAGAACTCTAATAAGTCTTTGAAGTGTTGAATTTGTTTCATTCATTATTGAATAGAATGGATTCTCGATTATAGCAGTAATGCTTTTCTCTACCACTATTTCTCGTTTCTTACCGATTCTCTCATCATAAACTTCAACTTTAATATGCTGCGGATACCACTCAATAATTTTTCCAGTTCGCAAAGAATAGATTTTATATGAGTCTGTTTGATATGGATCGATATCTGTATCGATTGGCACCACAGCGACACATCCCTCATCGAACATTGACATTACAATATCCTGAATAAGTGCTCTTCCAGTTTGATCAGTGTTTGCTTCGATTGTTAAAGCATTATTAAGATCTGATTTTATTGTATCTTTGTAATTACCATTCTCATCGAGTCTTACATGATTAATATTAACAGATGCAACATCAACTGCAATTCTATTATAAATAGAGTTAACAATTGTTCGAGCATTTGTTCTTGATAATCTAACCCGATCAGGTCTGTAATATCCTCCATAACCACTTCCATGATAATTAAAAGTAGGGTCTCTGCCTAGAAATGCGTTCCAACCATTTCGGAACCGTTCTGTTAATTTTGACATTACTCATTACACTCCTTCCGTATAACTTCCTGCATATCATAATTCTTGTTGGCGTTGAGCTTCATTGCATCGCTTATTTCTTTAGCGCAAACGCTGCTAATCCGGCTAAACCAGTTGCCGCAATAATTGGAACCGAGAATTAATCCACCGCCAATAGCAGCTATAGGAACCGCATCTAATGCAAGATTTATATATGTTTGTCCAACTTGACCAAGGCTGTAAGCATTACTGATCTTTTTCAACTTTTTTTCGTTGACAGATTTTCATTACTTTGAATTGTCGATACTTTCTTGCTTACTGATCGTTGAATAATTCCTTGCTTTTTTCTTTTGCACCATCACCATTTCCAGTGCCCCGTGTGTAACGTCCGCTTCT